AGCGGTGCCGGTTTTGCGGAACAGGAATTGAGCCGCGCCACCAACGCCAGCCGCACTGCCGGTGATAGCAACCAAAAGGTTACCAACCGAAGTGATGCCAGTGCCAACCACGAACGTCAGAATCCCGGACGAAGTGCCCAGATTAACCACGTTCAACAGAAAACAGCTATTGGTTTTCATGTTGGTCATTACGGCGTCAATCGCCGCCGCAGTAGGCATCGTGTAGGACGCCGCCGAAGTGGACGGATCGCACACCAAAAGACCGCCGGTGAGTTGAGCAACGGTCAGCGTTGCGGTTGCAGTTGCCGTTTGCGGCGCTGCTTGGGTTTCCATTACCTGCTCGTTCAGATTGCCATCAGTGTACTGATAGCCGCCACCAACTGAAGGAAGTGCCATGATTGTTTCTCCTAAAAATTAAGATGCCCCCGCGCTAGGCGGGAGCAGTTTTATCAACCCCAGATACGGCAGGCCATCGTTGGGCGAATGACTGAGTAGCCATACAGCACATCGACACGGCAAGGCATACGGTCGTTGTTGATATCGTACTGACGCACGATACGCATCGAAATACCGTTATGCACCTGACGCGAAGCCATATCCACCCCTTGCGGAAGCAAGAGGTCAGCCGTTGCGAGCGTTATTGCATTTTTTCCGTAGACCAAGTTTTGCGGGTAGGTGGTGGACGCGCTGCCCAAAAACACCAGCGCAGCCGAAGCTGCCGGGAACGCATCAACCGTAGCCAACGCATTAGCAGCAGTGTACATCGGCGGCGAGAATGCAATAGTAGCCGAGGTGCTGGTCAGGGTCTGGTCAGCAGTCACGACAAACTGTTGCAAGCTACCAGTGCTAAGACGGGTTTGCGGGTTAACCGCATTCACGCCAGCAATGGTAAACACATCGCCTTGCTTGATGGTCTTGGTGCCGCTGGTGTACGTAATGTCCAGCGTGGTCGCACCTTGAGCGGAAGGCACAGTGGACGCGCAGATCGGCGCAACCGGCTGGCTACCCGTGGTGTGGTTGACAATCGACTGCGACATATTCATTTCGTCGTAGCCAAGAACCCCCTCACCCATCATGCCGGTTTTGAACTGGCGGGAAATCGTGCCCGTCGGGTTAAAGAAACCGGTCATGCCGTTGACCAGGCCAGCATTAGCGGCAGGGTTTACGGTCGCGTAACGCGGCGACATTGGGGTAGCGGATTCATTCAGCTTCTGTTGCGCTTGCAGCAGAACCAACGCGGTGGCAGGCGTGGTGCCAGGAGTGCCTACCGAAGCGTAGATCGACTTGTAAGCGTTGGCAACGTCAGCATCAACACTCGACGCCAATTGGCTGATACGCGGCTTCAGAACACGTTCCGCGAAGTCGTCCAACTGCATGGTCAGTTCGGCAGAGGTAAAGTTAATGCCGATGTGCTTTTGGCTGGAAACGGTCAGCGTGGTGTATTGCTCGTTGTCGTCCTGAACTTGCAGGGCGGCACCGTCGGTCACCAGCGCACGATCCGGCAGACGAATCCGCAGGGTCGAACCAATTTTGGCACCTTCGACGGCAAAGCTGTCGTCGTATTCTTTGTTGCAATTGCGGGAAATTACGAGGTTGTTCTCCAGAATCTCCAGAGACTTCCGGGTAATCATATCAATGGTCAGTAGGCTATTAGCCATGAAAAACTCCTAAAAAGTAATTAGCGGTTCCTAGCTTCCTGCTTTTTCACTTGTCTGGCTCTTTCGGCTTCAATCCACTGAGTTGTGGTCATTGTTTTAATCGACCTTGGATCAGTGGTATCAAAACCGCTGGATTGACCTCCGCGAGCTGTGACAGGTGAAATCGGCGCAGGTGCGCTGGATGTGCGTTTTGTAACGGGTTCAGAAGCAATTTTCGCTTCCAATTTTCCTATTTCTTTTGCCTGCAAGAACGGTTGAAGTCGGGCTATGCGGTCAGCTTCCTTGGGGTTTGTGCCGAGATAGTATGCAATATCGGGGCCGTTATCCGAGGCTTGAATTGTTTGGGCCATCACATCAGTAATCGGTAGCTTGGGGTTATACGCGACTTGTTCAAAGTCCTCGTATTTACTCCGCGCATCTTCTTCCTTGTCGTGATAGTTCCCCAACAATTCCTGTTGCTGTTTCGCAAACTGTTGCTGCTGGACAATCTGCGCGGCTTTGGAAGTCGTCAAGGCATCAACGTATTCCTCGGTCGTCGTAAACTGTTCCGGCTTCACATGCTCTACAGGGACGGGCTTTGGTGCTTCGGCCTGCCTTGCTTCGCGCTCCCACTTTCTTTGTTCTCTTGCAAGCCTCTTGCCGATGGCTGCGTCTAGATCCTCTTGGGTAAATACCTTCGGAGTTTCCTTAACGTCACCTTCGGATGCTTCTGCTGCTTCCGGCGCATTTACTACGGGTTCAGGCGCAGCCGTTGCGACCTGTTCCGGCGCGGGTTGTTCCGCTATTACTTCGTCAGACATGGCTTGATTCCTTGGAATCCCTGGCGTGCCGCGCCAGTGCGGTTATTCGTAAATAATAGTTGCCACTACCGTTCCCGATATGACAACGTAAAGTCCTTTGCTTGCCGTGATGCCCATTGCGGTAAACAGATAGTTACCTGCCGCTACGGGAGTAAACACACCCAATATGGTTGGGTCAGTGTTAGACGCGGTGCCGGAATCGAAAACGGTGATGGTCGGCGTTGACGATGCGGCGCTGACAAAAATGCCTTTCAAGACCGTAAGACCGACCTTGACTTGATTGGTGGCGCTGATACTTTTATAGTTGGCTGACATGATTTACCTCAAGCTAGAAAGCGAAGTTTGTAGAGCGTGCGAAGGTATATCTCAATAATGTTGTCGATGAGCTGCTGCAACGAAGTGTCAGACTTATCCACAATATCATACCTTGCGTTTTCAATTTCTTTCAATTGATCTTCCAAAAACTCAATGATGTTGGCCGTTTTCTTGGCCGACATGAGCGAGATCGGGCCGATCAAACCATGCCGCCCTTGATAGGCTTCCGTAAAATCGTCTGCCGCGCCCACAATACGATCGTAAAAGATGTTCAAGGCTACATGCTTGGAATAGCTGCGGGTGTTTAGGTGGACGCTGTGCGCCACATCCCGAGCCAAGAACAGCATCCCTACAAAATCGGCGCACTTCATTGTGGCATTCCTTCAGAGGCAAACATACCGTGGTGTTGGCGTCTTGCCGCTTTAATTGCGGTTATAGCGTCGGTTAATTCGACAAACCGGCCTAAATTGACACAAGTTTTATTTGCAAACAAACGAACAGACCATTTCTTTTTGGCCTTGTCCCAAGTAACGCCTTTTACTCCCGAAATGTTGTCCGACCTTAGTTTACTGTTGTACGCATTTTCAGCGCGGGTAGCGGGCCGTAGATTTTCAATTCGATTATCACTCGGGTTTTGGTTTATATGGTCAAGTGTTTCTGGGGTATACCCAAAATGGTATAAATACACTAATCGGTGAGTGCGGTAGACCTGTCTATTAATCATTATTTGGCTATAACCGTCAGTTTTTCTGAGCGTACCCGCTTCGTCGCCGACATTAATCTTGCGGCTAACTTTTTTACGCCAGTATAATTTTCCGTTTTCATAACGGAGCATATCCTTGATCTGGGCTTGCGTTGGGTGGCATAGGCGCATTTTGCATCTCCTGAGGTTCGTTCTCAGGTATGTTATCACGATTACTAACCATAGGGTTACCGGAAACAATATCGCCGGTAGCCATCGCCGCGTGTAGCGTTCCCATAACAATATCGTGAATTTGATCTTCACCCATTGAATTTTGCACCGCGCTGATGCGTTTGGTTTCCGCGTCGTAAGCCTTGACTTGGCTGTCGAACTGCTTGACCTGCATCTCTTGCGCTTCGATGGATTTGCTGACATTTTGCAACATGCCGTGCATTTGTTCCATTTCTTGTGCCATCGCTTGCATCTGCATCTTGGCCGCTTGCAGTTCGGGCGATTCGTCGCCGGTCGCGAGCAATTTCGGGTCGATGGTCTTGGCAAACCGCGCGGCCATTTCCTGCGCGCCCGGCCAATCCATGTGCTTGATAAACAGGTCGCCGGCCACCGCCCACAGTTGCGGGTTGCCTTGCAGCAGTTGCGCCATTGCGTCCAGCGATTCCTGCCGTTTGGTCATGTAGCTCGGGCCGGTCGTCACCGCCACGTCGTATTTGCCGACGTTGGGGTTGTAAATCTTCTTAATGACAATGCCCTGTTCGTCTTGAATTTTCTTGACCGGCATCGGTTGCATTGGGTCAATCATGGCTTGGTCGGTTTCGCCGTCCATGCCAATAATCCGCGCAATGCGCTGCGTGTCGTAAATCTTCGGAATCAGATCGACCAGTTGCCGTGTGGCGTAACGAATGGCGCGCGCCAAGTTGTCCACGTAGTGATAAGTGCCGGTATCCGACTGCTTCTCCCGCGCCAAGATGGCGCGGCCCGAGCGTTCGTTGCTGGTTGCGCCCAAACTGGAGTCATACTGGCCTGTTGAGCTTTTAATGTCGTCTGACGCCCCCGCCTTGGCTTGCAGGAGGCCACTGGAGGCCATTGGCGGCTGTGAGCGTTGCGGCAGCGGCAACACACCGCCCTGCCCGTCGGTTACGTCGGGATTGACTTCCAGATACGGCCAGTTGTTGATGTTGGCCGTTTTCCACTGTTGCTCATAGCCTTCAAACTGCCCGCCGTAGCCAATAAACGGTGCTTTGGGGGCCAGTGCCAGCATCTCGGCCTCTTGGCTCACCCAGTAGTTATACATCCGCTGCGCGTCTTTGGCGTTACGCACCAGCCCGCTGACGTACATGCGGCCATCTATCTCAAATTCGTTGCCGATAACGCGGATAACGGGGATGTATTTACCCGCCCAATCGCGCTTTTCTAACACCTCAAAACCGTTGGTTTTGCACCATTTGACCGTCCGCACGTCCACATCACGGGTCTTGATGGGCTTCAAACCCATCATTTCGGCTTGTTTTGCCTCGGGTGAGCCGGCCATTGCGGTGATTCCGCCGTGATACTGGTTTAGTTTCTTGGCTTCATGCTCGATGTAGAAGTATTCCGCAATCCGCACGGTGTCTTGGTTAATCCACGCGTTTAATTGCCCGTCACCCACGCCGTATTGCAGGCTAGACAGCGTTGCGGCATCGGGAAACTCGCGCTCGTATTCGTCTTTGGTGATTTCTTGATTGATGAAGCACCACTCAGCATCCGAACCGCAAGGATCCTGAATCGTTGGATCCATGTAAACGCTAAAACTGTCGCGAATGCGCCCAATTCGCAGATCCTGCTCAAAGCTGTTGTCGTCGCAATACTCGGTCAGGATGCGGAAATAACCCTCGCCAAACGTCACCTGGTTGTCGCACGCGGTGTCGTAGGCCACGTCAGCGTCCGAGATATACTCAATGTGCCGCACCAAACCGTTGAATATCTCGGCTACTTCAATGTCGGCCTTGTCGTCAGCCGGTATCACCTTGCCC